CAATACAGCGCCCACTTCAGTTGTCACTTTCGACGATGGGCTGCCCAACCAAGAGTTTTCCTGCTATTTCACAAATAGCAACACAACGTTAGTGCATTCGTCCGCCTTGAAGTTGCGAGGCGGAGTAAACGTTACTCCAGCTGCAGACCAAATTATTACATTTGTACGAGAACCTACCTCCAGCAACTATTGGGTTGAAAAGTCAAGGAACTTCTAGCACATAACCAATCATGATCACTATTCTCGGCATCAAGGTGTCCTATGAGGCACTTGCATTCTTCGCTCTTTTTATTGGTTCTGAAATCATCGGTGCTTCTAAGCTCCGTGAAAACAGCATCGTTCAAATCCTGCTGCGTGGTATTGAGGCAATCAAACCTTACCGCACTGAGGATGACAAGATCCAACGTATTAAGGATACATTCAAATGAGTATCAAACTCCTTGACGTCATTAAGAACTACAAGGGGTTTGCTCATCAGGACGCGGCCATCAAGGAGCTTGAGCGTTTGCTCGGCCCTTGGGGTCTTTCTGATGACGTAGAATGGGTGCAGTTGTGGCGTTCAGCTCCTGAAGCTACACCAATCCCAACACCTACTCCAACCCCTTCTCAATTCACCAATACCTGGGAGGGCATTGAAGCTGCAGCCAAAGCAGCAGGTGCTAAGTTCCCGGAAGTAGTCGCTGCTCAATGGGCACTTGAGTCTGCATTCGGTACTGCACTTAGCGGTAAGAACAACTACTTCGGTATAAAAGGTACTCCTGGTACGGTTAAAACCACCTGGGAGGACTATGGCTATGGTCCAGTCACCATCAAAGCTAGCTTCAAAGACTTCGCTACACCGTATGACTGCGTGAATCACCTTGTAACCCAGTGGTATAAGGACTACAAAGGTTACAGAGGCGTCAATCGTGCCAACAGTCGTGAAGACTGTGCCTATCTCCTCAAGAGTGAAGGCTATGCAACTGACCCAATCTACCCACAAAAGCTAATCAAATTGATGCAGCAGCATGATTGAGCAGATTATAGCAGTAGTAATCGCGTTGATTACGGGAGCTGCTGCTTTAACTACCAGAATCAATAAAAGAATCGATGATGTTGACCTCAGAATGGACAGGTTGGAGCTGAAAATGGCCGAAACATACGTCACTAAGGAGACTTTGTACAGAATGTTCGACCGTCTGGATCACAGCCTGTCTAGAATGGAAGAGAAGCTAGACGCACACGTCTTTGAAGACCCTGATAAGTTAAGGGAAATTCGTAGAAAGTACCATGACTAAAAAGAAAGCTACAGAGGACGCCTTCAATGAGCTTCATAACCTTGTTACTGCTGAATTCCTTAGCCGGCTTAAGTCTGGTGAAGCTACTACTGCAGACCTGAGAGCCGCTTGTGACTGGCTCAAGACCAACGATATTAGTGGTGTCGCTATGGAAGGTACTGGGTTGGAGAAACTCGCTACCTTGATGCCCAAGATTGACCCTGAACTAGTCCAAAAGAGGCTTTATGGCTCGAAAGTCCACTGAATACTACAATGACAACCCTGAAGCGAAGGCTAAAAAGCAACGCTATCAGGCAAAATACAACAAAAAGCCAAGTGAGCGGAAGCGTCGCTCCATGCTAATCAAAGAGAACCGCAAACGTGGTACCTATGGTAACGGTGATGGGAAGGATGTATCCCACACCAAGGATGGAGGTACTGTGTTGGAGGGGCAAACCAGTAACCGAGCACGTAACCGAGGTAAGAAGTAATGCCACAATTTAGAGGAAGAGACGACATGATCCGCTTCTTTGAAGGGAGCGGTAAGGTTCGTACTCAAGCATACCTTGATACTGAAGGTATCCCAACGATTGGGTGGGGTGCTACTCATTACCAAGACGGCAGACCTGTCAAGATGGGCGATGTTATTAGCCCTAAAGACGCTGATAAGCTGTATGCACACCACATCGATACTCACGCAGCCCAACTTAGGTCGTTGCCTGGTTACAAAAACTTCAACGATAATGAACGTGCTGCATTGGAGTCGTTTGCGTACAACGCAGGCCCAAACTTCATGCAGAGCCAGAACTACAAAACCATTGCTGATGCTATCAGATCTGGTGATAGGGCTGCTATTCGTAACGCCCTCCCAATGTACAACAACGGAGGTACTCTGTCTAGCCGTAGGGCTACTGAACTTCAAATGTTCAACACCCCCATCCCTGTGAAGGTAAACAAAAAGTCTGAGCAGGGACACTTCAACCCAAACAGTGTTGGCAAGATGGGTCCTACCTACCGGCCAAACAGCAGTGCTGACGGTCTTGTTATCAGCAAACGTAAGAACAAAACCTCCAAACTTGATAGTCGAGGTGTTGACGAATACGTAAGCGGTGGTAAACGTGGTAAGAGCCGCAATGACAAAGGTCTATCTAAGTTCGATAAGGAAGCCCTAAGTGCTGTCTACGGATCAAAGATGGATCTTGGTAGCATTCTTAAAATCAACACTGGTGCTACAGCTGCTGCCGGTGATAAATACGGTCCAAGAGTTATGAATCTGGACACTTCCCTCATTAATCGAATTGCTTGGGGCGGAGGTTCCATCTTGTGACACCCCTACTGCCTAGTCCTGAACACTACCTCTATAACCTAATAGCTATGACTAACTCAGAAGCTAAGCGTATCTGGAAGAAGGCTATTAAAGAACATTATGGATGCATATGTCTCTATTGTGGAGAAACTTATGAATTACACGAACTTACTCTGGATCATGTTCGCCCTCGTTGCCATGGAGGCGAAGACCTTACATCAAACCTTGTACCGAGCTGTAGGAAGTGTAATCAGGACAAAGGCAGTAATAACTGGCTCCAATGGATGAGAGCTACTTTCGGGATTACCTCCCGTGAAACCCTTATTCTTCAACACATCAGGTGATTAACAATGCCAAAGAACGGCGATGTAACAACTAAAGAAGGCAATCGGTTTGTCTACCGTAATGGTAAATGGATCAAAGAGACTGAAATTAAGGAGGGTAACCGCTTTAAGTTTGACGGTAAAACTGGTCAATACCGTAAGGCAGCTCCAGAAGCCCCTGCAAAGCCCCCTCAACGTGCTTCGGCTACCAGCACACCTGCACGCGCTTCGAGGCCTGCTCCTGCCCCTTCTAGGACTGCCTCACGCAGTGCTAGTGCTCCTGCAGCCCCACGTCCTGCGTCCGATGCAGGAATGAAGAACCAGGACAAGAACTACAAAGGTTCGTACGTCAAGAACTTCAAAGAAGAGACTTCCCGTATGGGTGCTGCTTCTCTGAGCCGTCAGCAGGGTAGGAGCAATCTTACCTCTGATCAACTGAAGCCTACCTCTAGCAAGGCCAGCACTCCTGCAGATAAATCCAAATACGTAGCACCTAACGACAAGCCGTACTACGGTCCTGCATTCGGTAATGGTTCGAAGGAAAGTGCTGCCGACAAGGTTAAAGAAGCAAACGCTAAAGCTGAAGCCCAACGACTGATTCGTGAGAAAAATGCAAAACGAGATGCTCGCTACCGCCGTAAGCCCGGCACCTATTGATCCGGCTATCGCTGAACTGATGCCATTCATCAACCCAGACGTCATTGAAGCAGAAAGCATCTACGACATGATTGATGAAGACATGAACTATCCTGATTGGAGGTGATGGGTGGCTGATGAAAAGATGCGCTTAGGAAAGGTACCTGAAAGCGTCTATCAAAAAAGGCTCAAAGAATACCTCAACCCCAGAGGAGACGATAAGAAATCAAGAGCATCTTTCCGTTATAACGGTGAGACCTATTCTATTCATGCTGATGGGCGTGGTGGTTGGAAACTAGATCCACAAGCACGTCGAACAGAACAGCAGGCACAGCGGGAAGGGAGGAAACGTGGTCAGGAAGTTAAACTGTCATCTGCTGAAAAGATGATGGTAGACAACTACTACCAAGAGGCTAGTAGGCGTGGCCTTCAAGTAGACCATCGCATTCCTTTAGATAAAGGCGGTCCATCTAATGCCCCTTGGAATTTGGGGTTGATGACTAAACGCGAGAACCAATCCAAGAGTAACCGCATTGGGGGTAATTGGAAATACCAACCGTTGATTGATTCCCCTGCTGTTAATTACGCTCAGCAACGCCAGATGGAAGCAAAGGCTGCCGCAGCTATCCAATCCATCGCTAATCCTGGTCCTGCTAGTCAACAGATCCGAGGCATGATGAACGCTGCTCCTGATGTGATTCAGTTTCAACCAGGTCAAGGCACCGCGATGCCCGGTATCTAACTTTTACTAAACATTCACCATGAACACTTACTACACCCTGTTTACTATCATCCTTGTTGCTATTGTCGTTGAACCACACTTTATGCGGTGGGTGCATCTGCAAGTGATTCGTGGTGAATTGTTTTTTCAAAAGACAATCTTCATTGTTAAGCTTCGGTGGGATATGTATTCCATCCGTCAAGGTTGGCATGATAAGAAATACCTGAAGATGGTTGAGGAGATCATGGCCAATGAATGATATCTTAAAAGCTCTCAAGGAAGACTTCAAGCTGTTCCTACAAGCTCTGTGGCAGCAGCTTGACCTTCCGTCTCCTACTCGTGCTCAATACGCCATTGCTGATTACCTACAGCATGGTCCTAAGCGTTTACAGATTCAAGCATTCCGAGGCGTTGGTAAATCATGGATTACCGGCGCCTTTGTTCTTTGGACATTGTTTCGTGATCCAGAAAAGAAGATCATGATTATCTCAGCATCAAAGGAACGTGCTGATAACCAATCGATCTTCCTACAGAAACTAATCATTGAAACACCTTGGCTGCAACACCTACGACCACGTGATGATAATGCACGTTGGTCTAGGGTTAGCTTTGACGTGGCTTGTTCTCCACACCAAGCTCCGTCAGTTAAATCCGTTGGTATTACGGGTCAGCTAACTGGTAGTCGTGCTGACCTGATGATCCTGGATGACGTTGAGGTGCCAGGTAACTCCATGACAGAACTGATGCGGGAGAAACTCCTTCAACTCTGTACAGAGGCTGAATCTATCCTTACACCAAAGAAGGATAGTCGCATCATGTACCTCGGTACACCACAGACTACCTTTACAATCTACCGTAAGCTTGCTGAACGTAGCTATCGACCCTTTGTGTGGCCGTCTCGCTATCCACGTAAAGACAAACTCAGTCAATACGAAGGTCTACTAGCTCCACAGATCCAGGAAGACCTAGAGATGGGTGCTGAGGAGTGGACACCTACTGACCCTGACCGATTCAGTAACGATGATCTCATTGAACGTGAGGCATCAATGGGTCGGTCTAACTTCATGCTGCAGTTCCAACTCGATACTGCATTGAGTGATGCAGAGAAGTTCCCACTGAAGTTCTCAGACCTCGTTGTAACCGCCGTTAACCCCACTCAAGCTCCAGACGCTGTGGTATGGTGTAGCGACCCTCGGAACGTCCTTAAAGACCTTCCTACGGTAGGCTTACCGGGTGATTACTTCTACTCCCCTATGCAACTCCAAGGGGAATGGGGAGACTACACAGAAACAATCTGCAGTATTGACCCATCCGGTCGTGGTACTGACGAAACCGTAGCGACATACATCAGCCAACGTAACGGCTTCCTCTATGTACATGAGATGCGTGCATATCGGGATGGCTACTCCGACAATACACTGCTAGACATACTTAGAGGGTGTAAGAAGTTCAACGTAACTAAACTCCTCATTGAAACTAACTTCGGTGATGGTATTGTTTGTGAACTCTTCAAGAAGCATCTACAACAAACCAAACAAGCCATTGATATTGAGGAGGTACGGGCTAATGTCAGAAAGGAAGACCGGATTATCGATTCTCTTGAGCCTGTTCTTAATCAACACCGCCTTATTATTGATCGGGGTGTCATCGAATGGGACTATAACTCCAACCGTGATGACGCACCGGAGAACCGACTTCAATACATGCTATTCTATCAGATGAGTCGTATGTGTCGGGAGAAAGGTGCCGTTAAACATGACGACAGACTTGACTCCCTAGCACAAGGTGTTAAATACTTCACAGATTCACTGTCCATTAGTGCTTACGAAGCAGTTAAACTACGTAGACAAGAGGAATGGGCAGACATGATGGAAGAATGGATGGATAATCCAGAAGCTGCTGCTAACCATTTGGTGATGGGTTTTGACCTTGATATGCGTCGAAAAGCACGTCAAATTGGTGGTGGTAAAAAGTCAGTCCCCACCTGGGTTTAGACCAATCAGTGCCTTAAAGGGGGGAGTGGAGCCGGAGATGGGTGGACTCCCGGGGGAGAACTCCTCACTAACGTGAGAACTCCTCCCCCTCCCCCTTTACTTAATGTCCCCGGGAATGGACATTCTGTAAGTGCTGCGCACACAACGACACACAACTACCACTCACTAATACTTAATACTGTGAATGGGAGAATCACAGATGCAACGCATCACTGATACTACTCATTCTACTTATTATACTGTATGGATCGCTAATGAATCACCAAGCCACCCTTGTTCACATCACACCTAAAGCTGAGGAACTTATTAGCTATATGGCTAGGGTATCTAACCCAGCTAATCAGAACAACACTGAGACCAGTGATAGATTGATTAGGTATTTGATTGAACACCACCACTGGTCACCATTTGAGATGGTGAATATGTGTGTAGAAATCCGTACTACACGTAGT